CTTATGACCAATCCTCTCACAACACAATTACCAACTCCTAACGTTGCAAAACATAACCCTAATTCGGGTTAAAATCACGACCACATTCTTAAGAACACAACGCCTGGTGTTTAGATTGCTTAGAATTTAGTAAGCCGCACAAAGCGCATATTCGAATAGCTATAAACACCATTATTTGCCAAAGCAAATCACAAAGAACAGGTAGCTAAAAACGCGCCATCTTTGACTAGATTGCATCGATTGCATTAGCAGATCATCGCTTGCGCAGACGATATTCAGCCACTTATTTAAGTGGACACTTCAAACATGTCACCGGGCTCACTAAAACCAAAGCCCTAATTAGGTTTGATCGCTGAATACAAATAGGAAGCTAGAGCAGTCATTGGGACAACTGTTCAGCTAACAAGGGCAATTAACACATTGTAATAGGACCCATAATGGCTACCCACAATCGCTAAGAACGTTTGGCATGCATTCGGATTAGATTTGATCTAAAGACTCAGATTCGCACTCGGCATGTTACTTACTCTATTGGCATCGCCATTAATGGCCATTCGATATTTCCTATTGGCTTCCGGAAAATACCGGTTACAAGCTAGGGCTTTTTATGAGACTATGGATAACTCCAACTTACCTCAAAAAGACTGGATCAAGGTCCCACCCAATTATACCCCCGATGGATACTCTAATTACGAAATCATTGGGAACTATTTTTACACCTCCATCCATAAGCAAACGGCTGCGGCCACTTGTCATGCGGACTGTATGTATAGCATATACGTCGACTAATGCAAACATAGACCAGAGTTGCCTAAATTCAAAGACATGACAGAATTCATGTCATACGGCACTTTCGACAGACGCACAGCATGGAGAATGGGATTACCTTGGACACTCCCCACAATTGGTGAATTTGAGGCTTATAACATGAATAATATCAGCTATATGAATAATGATTTCAACCAAGTGTCTACACTTTATAAACTCCACGTCACAGGTAATCACGTTTAAGCATACAAGCTCATTCCTGGTATTATAGTTGACGGGCCTTTTGCTAAAGTTCCTATACTCGAATAGATTAGTATTTTCCCTGATTTCTACAAAATGGCCTAATTATGGAGCGTTTACGGTGCTTAGCCTCGCACCGTTTACTTGCAAAAGCAACCACCTAATAAAAACGGTGCCAAAAAACCAGCTAGCGCAGAGATCATGATTGAACATAACAAACGCATATTACCACAAAATTCTAACAATATAAAATTTGTTGAATAGTTCAAACACATCGGCATAAAATAATTAATCCCCATGGAGCGCGTGCGATCATAACCTCCGAACTGGAGAACTCTCCCTAAGCCAGACAAGCCAATCGAATCTTTAAAAATTGATGCTAAAACACTCTATTTAGTTTCTACTGAACCCAAGACACCTTTTTGTTTTATTCCTGTTTTGTTGTCAGTTGTCGGTATACATCCTATCCATATAATAGACTTCTGTATTGCGACATGGCAAAAAGATTCGATAACTAGACTAGATTATTGTTTGTCAATTATAGGATATAACATATAGCGACTATTTGATTCAGTAATTACAGTAATATCTTGTAATACCACGCGCGCTTTAGAATTATAAAATAAAGACGATAGCACTCTACTTAACGTGATACTGAAGATAAAGGCTAACTACGTAACTTTGACGGCGCCTAGTTTACACGATTGCTTAATCGTAACAAAATTCTTTGGTATTTCAATCATTGATGAAAATATGCAGCAAACCACTGATTCATTCTTATAAGTCCATATTGGCAAACACGGCGCCGGTGATAACTTAACGACACACGCGACGTACATTTTTCTAAACTACTGCAACGACGACGCCGAACGAGGTAGATTTGCAGATTTTATGAACACTTTCCCGGATGCGACAAATAATAAGAGAACCGGCGTAACTGCCGACGACGAAGAATTAGCAGTAAAGATGTTTATTCCAGAATCATTACATGCAATCGGCGTTACTCCTGCATCGCAAATATTATTTGACAATCACTCTCACTCGTTCTTTACAAAAAACGAAGTACCTATAAAATCCGTCACATATTATTAATTCTCAGTCAATGAACGAAACACTCAAACTACCGAATTGTTAAGTTTTTCGGTCAGGCATTTAGTAGCAGGCGTGACATATCTGAATAAGAATCACACAACGCCCTTGCATTTCGGTGTATACGCCCCTCGTTATCACACCTTTTATTAAAATATGCAATAGTCGAAATAAACGGCTAGTTTGTTACAATATCAACCAAACACATTAAATGAGTACTTGAAAAACAGACTATGCAACTTCCACTTTAACCCAAAAACTGAATATAAATATTCATTGGACATTCGAGAAGAAATAAAAGCGCCAGAAACTTACAAAAAACCAGACGATGCGAACGATTTATTCGGCGGCATGGTAGACAATCAGGAAGAATACATTTAGAGCTAATTACCTAAAACATAAAAATCATTCAGCCAAGATAAAGAAGAAGATTTATTCATGCATGAATAACCTAAGGACAACTGGAGATCGCAATAAAAACCCAGTTAATAAAAACCTGATACTAAGGAAAAGGAATTCGTTAACGTAAAAACTGAGTAACCGAAAAATTCCACACCAAAGCCGACTAATCCTACTAACACAGCACCGCTCAACTAAAATAAAGAGAAAGTCGAGCACGATAGCCAATAGTCATATAAGACACAATAATAGGACAAGTCATCAAAACCTAAGGCTTAACCATAAACGCAAAAACCACCCGCATAAGAACCTAGTGATGATGATTATGACTCTGATTACTCTAACTCAGCAGGCTAAGACAGAAATGACACTGAATCCATCACCAGCTCGGCCAAGAGTGCTAAGTCTAAGAAACATAACGTAGACCAAAAGAAGAAACGTTAAGACAACGCACCACAAAACTTCGCACAAGTAAAAAGCTAATTAATGGAGTAGAAAAAACTTATGTTGGATATCGACGCTCCCGGTGCTACAAAAAAATTCATCGATTATTATATCAACCTGAATTCCTGGTTTTATGATTATCATCAATTGAAAAATAAAGAGAAACCACAAGGCGTTGAAATTTCCGAAGCACACGACGCAGCTTTAAATGTTCTCGGCACAATTTATGCACTAACCACTCCTCATCAAAGAAGCAAGTCCAACACGTATCAATTACAACATTCGATTGAAGGCTCAGCGGTTAAACCTGCTACTGTAATGATAATGCGAGTTTTGAAACTGCCTACTTCTTATATTGACATAGTTCAAAAATTCATAACAGGATAATCAATCAACGTACCACATACTAAAACCCCGTTGTTTAAAAGCGATTTAAAGCCATACCCTCATCCATTTTTGAGACTGACTACCGACTTATTAACTATGATGATGGTGAGGAAACAATACGTAAGCTACTCAGATAAGAGTTAAGTTCAACTCACACCATATATGACGATCGAGAATAAGTACACGACTTAAGAGGAGTCAGAAATTGAATAATTACAAGAGCATTACAATGCCGAAAATTACAAACTCAATTCAAAAATGTATTCAAAATACCCTACTATAGTCGACGTCGGTTCAAAACTAAATAAGCTTGTACGAATGTTACCTTGGGGATTCCGTGGAAATATGGTTTGCTACAGACCTATAACCGAATAGGCGGATATACAATTCTATTAGAAATACTTCAACAGCAGACCCGACATAGTAACAGGCCTTAAATAAGGTAGAACTGCAATGGAAAATATAGAGATAAAGGAATTTGACATATAATGTCAATTAATAATTATACCCCACCCCGTCAATTCCACTACTATAGTCCCATGCGAATCTCCTCTTGTAATTTTTTGTATTGATTCAATTTACTATCCAGGTGTTAAAGAATTTATTAAAACACAACTAGAACTCGACCCACTAACTACTTGCAGCATGATTACCTAATTATACAAAGGATCAAAATATACCAACACCTAGACAACTTACTGTAATAAAGGTACATTCCATATTGTAGGTGAAAACGTTACATTTAGCGTTCATGACAATTTTGTACCTTACGTGCATCCTATCCCTAAGGGCAATCCTGAACACCCATAGAATTGGAACGAATCTGGCCTAAGTTTTGTTATCGATTACCATGTTTTAACTGGGCCTTCGTCTTCATGCGTTATGGCTACCGTGAAACTTGACTTAAACAATGCCACTGGTCTAATATAACAACGCGGACTAGAGATTGTTACTAGAGAGATAATAGTCAAGTATTATTCACAAAACCCTGCCGCAGTTTAAAATTGGGTCAAAGCTGACCCCGAATAGAAAGTCACGCTAGGATTTTAATATGTTGGCAATATAACGTCTTACGTATAAGCCCATTTGCAGTAAATAGCCGCAAGTACAACTGATAAGGATATGAGAGCTTAATATCAGCAAATAACAGGATCATAAGTTTAATAATATGTTTCCACACATTACTTGTCTTGTCTCACTTAATTAGTTGATATGTCATTAGAGGGGCCTAGAAATCAAGTCTTAGGGGCCATACAGGATTAATTTGGGAAACCATTAGCAGAGTTATAAGCAGGTGACGTGGCTACTCATCATTACAAATTATGGAAAGCCTACCCTGCAGTAATTTTTATGTTATATTAAGTGTGGCGCTTAATCAACAATGTTTCCAACTCATTTAGTGCAACCGCTAGCATAATTTTCCCCTTAATACCTAAGAATTGGTACAAGAAGGGTCTAGCGATATACTTACTACGTGTGTTCCTGCTCTAAAGCAGCAATTCCATACCATTCCTCCAAAAATAAATAACCAATATCATTGACAATATGTCACCTAAGAGCGATACTTCACCTTACCCGCCAATCAATATGGGGAACCAGAAGCTCAATCATATATACGACATAATTAGAAAAGGAGGAGTTTATATCGAGTACGTACCACACAATGCATTATCAAATACAGTTACGACATTAATATGGATACACAATTAGACACATAATTTCTTAAACAATATGTTAAGCCCTATCCGTTGGTATGCATAATAGTATTTCGATACTCGACCACGAGCACCTCCCAATATACCTTTAGGCGGCTTTGAAAACTTCAGTCCATAAGTTAATATACAAACTCCTTCAACAGTCACGACAATAGCTATAAAGGAAATGAATTCTACCAAATTCTTCGTTGACTACAGCATGAAAGGCAGAGTAGATAAATTCAATAGCAAGATAGACAAAGTTATATACTATGCGAAAATTAAAGGCGCCAAAATGAACATTAGTTAAAAGAAATTCGAGTCCCAATTACAAAGCACTGCAGCATCAACCATAGTTTACAACCCGGGTCTAGATATGTCGGACCTCGATGGCGTACACCAAATTGCCATAACAGACTTTAACTTATACCAAACAATAAAAAGCCGTAATTTTGGTTCATAGGTATTAGGCGACGAAAAAATGATCGACCTATTCGAGTAATTCAGCAAGCGCATAGTGGATAATAGCCTTGTTGAATTAACTAAATTCGCCACATTTAACAAACCTATATCCCCTTAAGAATACGTTGAATAAATAACGGACTCAAGCAGGAAGAGTGCATACAAATCCGCACTAGATTCAACCTGGGCAGGCAAAACAAGAATAGATACCGCTTATAAGATTATGTTGAAAAAAGAAGAGACTCAATTTAAAATGGCAGAGTTAGTCAAAGGAAGAGCCATAGCCAATCCTAGCACAACTTTTTCCGTATACTCATGTACTATTAATCATTTTTTATTGGAGTTTTTAAAATACGCCGAAGAAGGATTCCTTTGTGGTCTTAATAACGAAGCTTTAGGGATCAGAGTTGTAAAAATGCTACCTCATGGATGGAGGAAACTTTGCACTGATGGCCTCCTTTTTGACTCACACTAGTTATTGAGGCTTTTCTAATTTTTGGACAATCGCTATACAGTCGCAGCTCTACACATCACCGCAATTGCAAATAGTTGGCCATAACACATCATTGACGTCATGGAAGCAGCCCTAAATGATAACAATTATAGGATGCACGCATACTACATCGGCACCAAATAAAGAATGATGTCTTTTACTTAGATAGGCGGTACCCCATCAGGCAATCCGTGTCTAACCACCTTTGGCAACTCTAATAGGGAGATATACAAAATGAAATTTATATGCTTCCTAGCTCAGATACCAGAGCAATTTGTCAGGTAAATAGTATAAGGCGACGACAATGTGATCGCTATACACCCTGATTACTTCGATCGATTTATGTAGGCATATTACGAAGTCTAACACGACGCAAATGAGCACGTAGTTAAAGGTTTGGGACAAGTCACTAAAGCAGCATACGTTTCAGATGATGTGGTTGATGTATTATCTAAATATGTGTACCCAAACGGACTAGTTGAAAGAAAAAGCAATCGAGTTGTCAACGGAGGTAACATTACATCGCGTATCAGTAGCAGACTTACTGGACCTGTATATAACCATTTGATAACTAGCTCCTTAGCGTCTTGGTTCGGGCATCACCCGTTTTACTAAGGTCTAATTGAATACAGGATTAAGCACTTACCGCATGATAAGCGTACTAAAATTAAACCAGGTGAACTAGGCTATTAATACAAACTTAACGATTTCAAAAACCCAGGTGATGACGACGCTACCTGGAGTGCGTTAACGGCTTACTCGGATCGCAATTAGGCGCCTTGGATTACTCATTTTGACTGGAACCCTTTTGTACAGAAGCACCTAGAATTAAGGGATATTGTATTAGATGAATACAAACCCAGAGAGTAGTTAGGTAGCAAATTTTATGTGGGTTAAACTTATGAACTTGGTAAAGAACTTGAAGCAGACGATATGACAAGAGTTTTTCATAACCCTATCGAAAATCCCGTTCCATAGTGCGATGAGGACGACATGATTGATGCCAAAAGATTTAAATTGGCCGGGTTTTGTGATCATGACTCAACGAGCCGAGGCATTAAAGAGAGGGCTCGTGTATAATAAAAACACATACCAAAACCAACTCAACCATGTAAGATTAACCAAAAACATATCAAAAACGAAACAAAGACATTTACTCTGTTGATAATGCCGCGAAATAGATACTAGCGAAAATTAGCTCCCGACTTAACAATTAGTAGCGACAATAGAGAGACAAAGATCTTAGTCAAAACGACCCAATTACGAATCAAGAGCGTTCTTTCTTATCGAGACAGGACGATGAAACTAGGCAGGCACTAGTAGAAGACATCGTCAAGAGGATTTAACCGCTTCACGCTTAAGCGTAATAAATAGAAGGTGGAACCTTCGAAGGCCTTCTTAAATCTTACGTTGCTTCATCGCCCGAACAAAAGCAGGTTATCCAAGACTTATTAGACAAAACTGAAGACGTCCTCGAGCCATACAAAGGATATTCAGTGCAAAAAGCGACAACCGAGGGATTTAAGGGATAATGGGGCTAGTTAAAAGACATAAAACAATATGTAAAGATACAAGTAGCGAACGCCCTCGTACAATAAAAGACAAGCGGAGAAGTCAGCGGCAGCAAACAGTCACTGTAGGCATTGGTAGAAGATGCGATCGCCCGAGGTGAATATACGGATTAGCAACAGAGAGAGATTCGAAGTCTATCAACAGATGTTATAAGGAAACTAATCGTATTAGACGATTGGGAGTCAATAAAATCTTCAGCTTATGACATGCTAAAGACTTACGGCCCTATGGCTCTTAAAATGCTCGCACAAAGATATCTTCCTATTGAATACGGAGCAGATTCAGGAGGATGGATTGGCGACTACTCCAGTGTTGCCACCAAGCCATCGAAACAATTCATTATTGAGGGAGGCAATTCCTTCGCTGCTGGCATGCCAATGTATATGCCTATGGGTTTTGATGTCAACTCTATATCAGTCCATTATTTATGTACATTCATATGCCCTGAGCGATTCTCATATAGGAGACCATAATAATATCCCATCAAAACGGCGCTAGTTGGCTCAACACAAGAAATACCAATAAAAACAGACGATTTAGGGAACGCAGCAGTATACTTAAATCCCAATTGTCCCGCGGTATAATAAGCCATAGGAAGTCTAGTCAATTCATCAACCACCACTTATGCAGCATTCTCAGCCTTTTGGTTATATTTGCCCTGTGACGGTGCTGATGTTAATTTCGTTCCTACCACTGGCTATAGTGACGCCGTTACTGCGGCTTCGCTAGCAACGAAATTGCCATCAGGTCCATTATACGATTTTAGGGCCCAGATTAAGAAGATAAAGACAGCCGGTTTCGCCGTAACCTACACACCTAGTGCTTCCACTACTAATAATTCGGGCTCCGTGTTATTCGGTTACTTCCCAGAATCCTCTATAAATAATTTGTGGAATGGACAAGTCGTTGCGCCCAGTCAAGCTGCTACGAACAACAATTAGGCGATCGGGGCTAACCAAATTACACAGGGTTAGTACATGTAGATGGGTAATACGCTATCAACATATAGATTCGCTCACATTCCCGATGTCTAAAACAACTTACAAAGTCTATCAGTAGACGAAGCGGCTTCGTAAATCAATGAATTATACGTCTTAATAGTCACCGGTGCTGAACCCAATAAAGTAGTAGGAAAACTAGATATAGCATATGATTATGAATACATCCCTGCGTTCTCATCTTAGCTACTGTCGCAATAAAATTACCCTGACCCAGGTATAAGAACCACAGATTTAATAGCCAACCTAGTGCAATCATTCCCTACTTTACTTACTATGAATTTTGACGACGCATATAGGCTCGCAAACGGTCTATAAATAAATTGCGGGCCCAGTTACGACTCGGCATGGGCTTATATTAACAATTACATAAACAGAAATGTCGGCGTCACTGAAAACACGAATTCAAGATACTCCAAACTTTCTTACCCAAGAAATAGCTGAATTCGTCGGGCGTGAGAGACGCCCCGGCTTGTCCACGTCATAGACACTGCCGGTTATTAGCGTGCAGTATAGTTTAGTTAAGGATTTTCTATCTTGGATAGAATGAAAGTCTACTCAGCGCATGAGTATAAATGCGCCCTGTCACGAGGCATACGTGAGTTTGTTTGCTTGAAAACAGATAAGGCAACGTTGTTGGCTGTAAACAACAACTTGTGTCGGTTCAATTCTAACCGACAAACCTTGTATCACTGGAGACATAAGTCACAGTCATACAAGTTCCGGGATTCCTTAATCCCGAAACTCCTAGCTCAAAAGCCAACTTTACAGTTAGCGGCAATGGAGTAGAACAACCCGATAAATGCGGAGATACTTGGGAAAGTACACGTAAGAAATATCGGCCAATAAGGTGCATATGAG